ATGTTACGGTGTATGTATGCTGCCAGTTCAGAGAAATAAAAGGTATCTCCAAAATTCCAGGCAGCGATGCTGAAGTATTGATCGAGGTTGGCCACCACTAGAGTTTTGATTTCACTTTCGCTGGCCGTTGAGTTTGCAGCACGGATCACCTTGATGGTGCCGCGAAGATTTTCAGCTGCCTTGGGGCCAAACAAGGGTTTGAATGTCACTGAATTTACCACCACATTGTCCGAGATCATTTTGTAGTTGTTGAGTCCTTGATAAGCAGTACTGAGCTCATTGATTGTGGGAACATCAGGCTGGGGCACTGTGCCGGTGCTGTCTCTGATCCAGTTGGTGTAGGCAGTGTAATAACTCTGTGTGACCACGTATAGATCAATGATGTTGGTGGTGCCTGGATCTATACGATCTGTGAGCGGAGCATTGTGCCTGTATTGAAAATACAGACTTGGGCGACCCACTCGAGCCAACCAATCTGCAGTCACATCAACTAGAGTTCGTACACCAGCACCAACGGTCGCATTTACCGTACCAGCAATCGCTACACCGCTAGTGGTAGCAGTTGCGGCTGCACTCATTACATACGTACCTACTCCACCTGTACCTGTTCCCAATGCAACGATAAACGCTCCTGCAGGAATTCCGTTACCAGTAACTTGCGTACCTACTGTGATTGTTCCTGCTGTCACAGCGGTAATAGTCAATGTGGTGTTGGATGAGATAGATGCAGTTGCTGAAAATAATAAAACGCTAGTTTTTACACCAGGGCCACCAAGTACCAGTTCATAAAATGCACCAATTTGCCCGGCAAGCGATCCGGTGTAGATTTCCTGATCGTATGCGTAGAATATCTGTCCAATGATGTATTCGGTCTTGACCAATTCAATATCATCCTGTGTGGCATAGGTGCTGTTTACTCGAGCCGGGTCAACCAAGAGATATCGTTGTAAGTTATCAAAGTCCACAGTTCTTTCAAAGAACACATACTTGGTGGTTGGATTCACATCAGGAGCCACGATCTCATCAAAGAAATCCGGATCATCGGCTATGCCATCACTGTCGCTGTCTCGATAACTGACTATGACCTGATAGTCGTCCACAAAGCCATCTGACTGCACAGGTTGGCCAATGATGCTGAGATAGATATCACTGGGCAGCGGACTATTTGAATCAGGAAGGCTGTTGGTTCGTAATACATTTACATAATCACTGATGGTGTTGCCGGTTCTTGGATCATAGATGCGATTTCCTGTTTCAAAGAAAAATCTAGTTTGAAGCACTGATCCAAAATTGTATACCAATGCACGACTGGTCACAGTGTATTTCACACCGTCAGTCACGGCCTGTATCATCCACGAAGCATCTTGATTGGTACCTGTGGTGCTTTGTGCATTGGCCAGACTGAAATCTGCATCCACCGCAAGATTGTTGGATGTGATCAAGTACCAGGTCTGTGTGAGGTTGTCATATCCCAGACCAAAATTCCTGTACAACAAGATCTGATCCGCTATGCTGGTTTCAAGGCTTGTGGGAATATCTGTTATCAGCAGCGGAATTACCTGCACCGGAATAGCACCTGTGGGCACGAAGTTGTTCAATATCACGGGACCTTGACCACTCAATCGCCCTGAAGTGAAATTGCCCTGACCTTGATTGGTACCATCAAGGTATATGCTCACTGGGCTGGCCCACAATTCAAGACGTTCCGCGGCCAGTGTGGGAACTCCCAGTCGGAGTCGATTATTGGAATCAAAATAATAGCCGGCAGGCGCAGCAAATTTCACCAAGCTACCCACCTGTATGTATTGAGTGTTGGTGCTGGAATAAGTGCTGATGGGAGCAGGATTTCCTGATGCATTCACAAAGTATCCTGAAGTTTCGTTGGCCAGGGTGGTGCTTTGACGCCAGGTTAGATTGTTGACCAGCAGGTTGGGCCTGACGAAATTGGCATAGTAGAATTGTGTGAATGCATTGGTAACCAACAGCGGTTGAATCTGGTTGGTGATCACGCTGGCCACTTCATTTCTTGTGATCCAGGTAAACAAAAATGTAGGCAGTTCATTTTCTTGCCAGATAGCACCGTCACTGGCAAATATGTTGGTGGAACTGTATTTGCCAGTGTTGTCCACCAGATCCAGATATCGACTGGTGCCAATACTGGCACGATTTAATGCATAACTCTTGATGATGCTGTTGTAAGCAGTGAATGGAAAATTACTGTAGTCTTCACCATTCACCATGCGATTCTGTGTGTAGTATCTAGCCGGAGCACGTTGTTTGATCTGGTCCAGAGTTTCTCTGGCCTGTGCATTGCTCACCGGAGTGGTGATACCACAGGTAAACGTAATAGTCTGTAGCTGTCCTGATCTACTGACATAGCTGATGGGTATGACTACGCTCTGCATCTCGTCAGGGTTGATGATGTATGTGAGACCATTACTGGCACGAACATAGCAGCGAAACAATCCCACTGGTACACTGGAGAACACACCGTCGCCAAAGGTCAGTGTGATCTGGTCGTTTGCTCTGCTGGTCACAGAAAATAGTTTGCGTTGATCCGGGGCCAATTGTTCGGCTGCTGCGGCATAGACCGATTCCACATATTCCCATTCAGCTGACACATTGCCCACATTGTCCAGTTGAAACAACCAACGATCTTCATTGTTCACTCCTTCAATGTTGATGTCCACTGTGCGATTGGGGATACGTTCGGCAAGATTGAAATCTTGATTCTGAAGCACACCCTGTTTGAAATAGAAGAAATATCCTGTGTTGGCGCTGGCAAATCCCAATGCGTCATTGCGGAACAACAGATTAAAGATGCCATTGGGCAGCGGAGAGGGTTCGTACACAAATGGTGCTGTGGATGGTGTTCCTACTGATGTGGAATTCACTGCCTCAAAAGGCATGCTGACCCCATCCACAGTGGCATTGTACGGAAATACCGGCAAGAATCCCGGTACCAAGTTGATACTGTATTCCGATGTGTCCACACCCAGAATAGTGGTGCGATTTCCCGGACGACCCACACGTTGAGTGTTCACCAGGGCAGAATTGATGATGGTGGCAAATTGTTCGGCCCAGTTGAAGTTTGTGGGGTCATTCCAGTTCACTGTGACGCCGCCAAGATCAATACCGTTGAAGTCTATAACATTTTCTGTGGTCTGCACTGAAAATACCTTGAGATATCCCTGTGCTTCTGTGTTGCGCTTGGGAGTGTAGCTGACAAGATTGGCCAGTCGAACCACACTGTCTCTGCGCTCGGCTGTGTCAATGTAATTTTCGCGAGTGTTGAGATCGTTTCGGAAACTCATGGCCTGACCCATGAATGCGATCACATCCAGCATGGCAATAAATTCTGATGATTCAATATAGTCATTGAATGTTTCAGGATAATATTGACGTAGATAGTCTATGAAACTTTTTCGTAAAGCTTCAAAGTCATAGCTCTGGAAGTCCGCTTCTCTAAAAGTCTGATAGATGCGTTTCCAGTCTTCAACTCCGAATACAACTGTTTGTCTAGTGGTGCGTGCCATAATGTTTTATTGTTTTGTTATTTACCAACAAAATAAACGGCTAACTTAAAGCAAAGGTTGCTAGGCGTTGTTGTTGGTCAAAAAACACACTTAATAGTTCAGCGTTGGTGTTGGGGGCAAATTGTATTTCTAATTCTATCAACACACCGTTTTGCTGGGGAAATACCAAGGCATCAATGAGATTGACTCTGGGGTCGCCTCCGGCCACACGCTGCACTTCCCTGATTATCTGACTCATAGTGGTCTGATCTTGGCTTTCAAACAAGAAACTCCACAAGATGGTTCCATACCCTGGTCGGCCGGGCAGTTGTCCCTGTGTGATATTAAAAGCATTGAGCAGATCACGCTTGATCAACTCAGTATCTACCAAGGTGAATTTTTTGTATTGATTTTGAGTATTGAATCCGATGAATGTAGACATACGATATTTATGGAGGCGAATCGCTCAGCGGACCCAACCGATTCAATGCCGCCACGATGACTTGCTGATTTGCTCGGGCCTGTGCTATCTCGGCGCGATATCTAGGAATTGACTTGATTGCATCTGCTGCACGAACAGTATCTCCCACCTCGATATAGTAGGCCCGAAGCTTTTCTGCATCTCTGATTTGCCGTTCATTGATGCCTATAAGGTCACGCATGTCTTCGTATACTGAGTCTAGGATTTTTCTTGCTGTGGCCGGTCTCAATGCATCCAGTTGGGCTGCTGTGAGCACAGGTGTGGTAAGCGGCCCGGTGTATACTGCGTTGGTTGCAGCAACAGGTGCAGCGGCTGCTGGTGAAAAATCCGGAGTCTCGATATTGGAATCACCTATTATTGCAGATGTGGCCTGATTCACGTTGGTTCGATTCACTGTGCTGGTAAATCCTTTGACTGCTACCACGCCTGCTTGTAACGGATTCCCTCCACCGGCCACAGCAGCATTGACATCGGCAAATGCCTGACCAAACTGTGCAGATGTGGCAAAATTATTCATCTGATTCACAAGGTCGCCGGGTGCCTTGCCATTGAGCCAGGCAGTGGCAGTGGCGGCTCCAAATTTGGTAGCAGTGTTCAGCAATGGGCCCAGTTGACTGGCTATTTCTGTGCCCTTGATGGTGCCCAACTGTTTGAGTTGATCAAAATTTGTGTTCATCAATCCCTGCTGCACACGAGTTTGCAGGCCGCTGTTGTTCAGTACTGAATCTAGATTCACAGCACCCAACTTGCCGGTCCAGCTTGTGGGACTGCTTAGAATCTCCTTGAATTTGTCCGGAACCTGTTTGATCTGATCTGCGATTCCCGGTTTGATCAATCCCGACAGTTGCAGTTGATTTGCGTCCAGTCCAAATTGGCCAAGACCTTTGGCATTGGTTATGGCATTGGCTGCTTGATTCACTGACGCTGACGCCTGTGCCACCAGACCTTGTATTTGATTTGATGCAATAGTTCCAATATTGAGAGAACTGATTTTGGTATTCACAAAATTACTCACCGATATGGCATTGGGAATCAATGCCCCTAGTTTTGTGGGAAGATTGATAGCGCCGCCGATTTGTTTTGTGAGTGCTGCTGCCTGCGGACCTATCTGTGCCAGGGCCGATGATAACCCGCCTGCTGCCTGAGTCACAGCATTGACCACTCCGCCTACTGGAATACCTGTCAGCCCACCACTGGCCAGTTGTTTGTCAAATATTGCCTTGGCCTGTTCAAATGTGGCATTGGCAGGACCTTGTATTTCAAAGATCTTGCCATCGGGTCTTGTGAATTTAAAAACGCTCATGCTGTTCTCACCACGCTCCAATTGGTCGCGACTGGTTCTGCTGCCGGTGGTGGGGTGGGTGTTCCTTCAGTGAGACTCACCGTGGCTGCCACACCTTGGTTGTGATAAGGATAGGGTTCGTGTGTGGGCGCACGAGTCACAATGCTTTCCAATCCGTTGGGTTTCACTTGCCATCCAGTTGAATTGTCAAATGTGGTGTCATTCAACGTGGTCTTGGGATACAGTCGGGGTATCGCAACAGATGCTGCGCCGCCGCCATTGAGATCAATCCTGCTGGCCTGGAATTTCAATCCTGATCCGCCATTCCAGGATCCGCCGGATTGGCTTTGCAGCGCCAGGGTACCATCGCTGCGTACTCCCACAGTTGTTTGACTGTACAAGGTCATGTCACCTTGGCTGGCCATGTTCAATGTGGTAACAGCGCCGATGTTGGTGGCAGCATTGGATTTCATGTTGATGTTGCCGCCGGCAAACATGTTGATATCTTTGTCAGCATGCAGGTTTATGGTGCCCTGGGTTCGTACATTCACTGAATTGGTTGAATAGATGTCCACAGTGCCTTCCTGTCCCAGTTCTATCCAGGTCTGGCCATTGGCATGAATGATGTAGAAAAAGTTTTCACTGTCGTTCATCATGATCTGATGACCTTTGGAAGTTCTCAGTCGCACCAGTGCATTGGTGTTTTCCAAGTCTCCATCGTCCATGACAAAGGTGTGACCACCAAGCCGACTGGTCACTTTGGTTTGTTCAGCAGTCACTGTGCCGGCATCAAGCTGTTGTCGGATGTTGCTGGGCTTTAGTCCATTGGTGTAGATGGGCTGGCCCGGAGTAGAGATACCGTACACCGTGCTGGGACTTTCACGCTGTGCATTGGAGATGATTGGTCCACGTTCAGGATCTTTAGCAAGTCCTTGTTGGAAAAACACAGCCGCTTGATAGCTGTGTACTGGTTTCTGTTGGTCAAAAAATCTCTGGTCTCCATCAATTTTTCCAGAGCTTGTGTTGATTTCAGTGACAGGCAATTGAGGAGCATCGGCAAAATATGCAGCCTGGGTTTTGTTATTCGTCACATATTCACCTTGAGGAGCAGCACCAATGGCCGGAATCATGTGATTCAATGCATTGTTGATAACACATCCAACATAATAACCTTGATTGGGATCTCCTTCCACAAAGAAGCACAGCACGTTTGTGC